GGTATACTGACCCGCGCACTATTGACGGGGAGCTATTATTCCCTGACAGATTCCCTCGCCATGTTGTAGACAGAGATAAGGCAATGATGGGGAGCTATGCAGTAGCGGGGCAATTCCAGCAGCGGCCAACACCAAGGGGAGGCGGTTTGATTAAAGGTGCATGGTTTAGCAGATACAGTATATTGCCCGCAATGCGATACCGTAGAGTTTATGCGGATACTGCACAGAAAACGGCAGAGCATAACGATTACTCTGTGTTCCAGTGCTGGGGCATTGGGATGGATAACCGGCTATATTTCATCGATCAGATACGCGGTAAATGGGAAGCGCCGGAATTGAAGCGAAACGCTGTTGACTTCTGGAACAAACACAAGGCAATAGAAGGCGCTGGAGCATTGCAGCGTATGGCAGTAGAGGATAAGGCCAGCGGAACAGGATTGATTCAGGAGATAAGGCGCGATGCAACTATCCCCATATTCCCTATCCAGCGTAACAAGGACAAGTACACAAGACTGATAGACGTGCAGGGTTCAATAGAGGCTGGATACGTTGTAATACCTGAGCAAGCATCATGGGTAACTGACTTTATAGCTGAGTGCGAATCCTTTACTGCGGACGGAACACATGCTCATGATGACCAGATCGATCCAATGATAGACGCTATCACTGACATGCCTAAAACGTTCAAGGATAATATCAAGGTAGAAGCTATCCCTACTGTAAACCATTGGCGCTAGACTATTGCTAGAAAGTCAATAATATGACAAACTCGACTCGCTAATTACTCAAAGGTGGAAACATGGGCGTTACAAGATACGATCCTAGCAACATTGATGTCAAAACAGGCAAGCCTAAGATTAAGCCTAAGGTGATTATCGGCGTTAATACTCCTGCTGATAAGTACGTCCCACCTAAAGCAGACAAAGCTGTTGTTATCACAACAAAGCCAGCCAAGACAGAAGCCAAGGCTGCGCCTAAAGCTGTAGCAAAGGCTAGCTCTGGAGAAGGCATCAGAGAAGCCATTACAGCTATGAAGCGCAGAGAGCGAGAGGCAGGACTAGACTAACGGTTACGTGCCGCTTGTCTTTCACGGCGGCGCTGCTCGTCTTTGATAACTTCGATAGCGTCGATGTATTCAAATGTCTGATCTTCCAGTTGCTCTGTAGTCCAAAGTTCTATATTTTCTGGAAGTTCTGGAGTTTTAAACCAATCATACAGGGTTTTAGCGCCAATCATAGACAAGAAGATTACAAGGCATGTTAATGCTGCTGCGATAGTTTTCATTTGATGCTCCTTTTGTGTTGGTATGGCAACGATAAACAATGATTTTGTGCTATTGAACTGTGGATAATACGTAATTTGTGCGCCTATTGCGTTTTATTTACGTATATGGCACAATTGACAAATCAAAAGCGGGCTTTATATGGCTAGAATTAGCAAAGAAGACAGGCTCAAGAAGATACATAGCGAGTCAATACGCCATTTTAACATGGTGCAGTCTTCTGTCCGTATAGAGCGCTTACAGTGTCTAGCTGATAGGCGCTTTTGCTCTATTGCTGGTGCTCAGTGGGAAGGATCGCTTGCCAGACAATTTGAGAATAAGCCAAAGTTTGAAGTCAACAAGATACAGCAGGCTGTTTTCAGGGTTATCAACGAATACCGCAATAACAGGATAGGCGTTCGCTTTATCCCTCGCGATGGCTCAAAAGATGACAAGCTGACAGACGCTTGTAATGGCCTGTATCGTGCTGACGAGCAAGACTCGACTGCCGACGAAGCCTATGATAATGCCTTTGAGGAAGGCGTATCCGGTGGCTTTGGCGCATGGAGGCTGCGGGCTGTACTGGAAGATGAGTATGGCGAGAATGAATACCAGCGAATCAGGATAGAGCCTATCTTTGATGCCGATTCTACGGTGTTCTTTGATCGTGATGCCAAGCGTCAAGACAAGTCAGACGCCAAGCGCTGTTGGGTGCTGGTTCCTATGACTTGGGATTCTTACGTTTCTACATACGACGATAACCCGACAAACTGGCCTAAAGACGTTCACCTGATAGAGTTTGACTGGCAGATACCTAACGATACTGTCTATGTGGCTGAGTATTACGAAGTAGAGGCTGTTAACGAGATACGCTATATTTATCGCTCTGCTACTGGTGAAGAAGACTTCTATGTTAAAGAAGACTTTGCAGAGGATATGGAGCTATCCGAAAGGTTGGCTGCTACTGGATGGACAGAGGTAAGGCGCGAGAAGATCAAGTGCAAGAAGATACACAAGTATCTTATGTCTGGCGGCAAGATTCTTGAAGACCAAGGGTACATAGCTGGCAATAACATCCCGATTGTCCCATTCTTTGGCAAGCGGTCAGTGGTTGATAACGTAGAGAGATGCCAAGGCATTGTAAGACTGGCTAAGGACTCTCAGCGACTCAAGAATATGCAGATCAGCAAACTAGCTGAGATCAGCGCAAAGTCAACAGTCGAGAAGCCTGTGTTTACCCCTGAGCAGGTAGCCGGACATGCTGCAATGTGGGCTAATGACAACATCGCAGACTATCCCTATTTGCTGACTAATCCAATTACTGACGCTAACGGAAACCCTACTGCTGTTGGGGCACAATCATATACAAAAGTACCCAACATCCCCCCTGCTATGGCTGCGCTATTGCAAGTTACTGATCAGGACATGAAGGATATATTAGGCGCTCCTGAGAATATGGATAATATGCAGCCTAATCAATCTGGTGTAGCTGTTGAAATGCAGCAAAGCCGGGTAGATATGAATAGCTTTATCTACATGTCAAACATGGCTAAGGCCGTCAAGCGTTCGGCCGAGATATGGCTAGGCATGGCTAAGGAGTTATTTGTAGAAGAAGGCCGTAAGATGAAGACCATGACTGAGCAGAAAGAAGTCAGTCAGATAGAAATTATGCGCCCTGTACTTGATCCTGAAACGGCTGCAACCGTCTACGAAAATGATCTAGGTGACAGCAATCTTGAGGTGTATGTAGAAGTCGGCCCATCTAGCTCTAGCCGTCGCAATTCAATTGTGCGTTCTGTAGCGACTATGATGGGATTGACGCAAGACCCTGAAACCCTGCAAGTGTTGAGTCATATTGGCCTGATGAACATGGAAGGAGAGGGCATCGATGATATGCGGAAGTGGTCTCGCCAGAAACTATTGAACATGGGCGTGGTTACTCCTACAGAAGAAGAGAAACAAATACTGATGGCGCAGCAAGAGCAGGCAGCGCAACAGCCTCCTGATGCTAATACGCAATTCCTGCAAGCGTCTGCCAACAAAGCTAACGCTGATGCCCAAGGTGCACAAGCCAAGACAGCGCTTACCGCTGCACAGATTGAGAAAACTGCGGCCGAGACTCAAAAGATCATTGCTGAAACTGGACTTGATGAACAGGATCACTTCAGCAAGAAGCTAGACAACCTCGATAAAGCTGAGATGGCTTTACGTGGTGGGCAATCCGGTCAGCCCCAAATGACTGAGCAACCAGTAGGTAAAGAAAATGAGTCAAGAGAAACAGATTGATCAGGAAGTTGAAGAAGTAGAAGTAGAGCTAGAGAACACCGAAACTATAGAAGAAGTAGAGGACGATAAGGACGACGAGGTTGTTATCTCATTAGGTGACGAGGTTGTCACACCTAAGCAGGATGAAGATAAAACGCCAGCTCCAGACTGGGTTAAAGAATTACGCAAGCGCACCAAGGAACAGGAAAAGATTATCCGTGAGCAGCAAGCAAAACTTGACGCTTTATCGGGCGCAACACAAAAGCCATTGTTAGGCAAAAAGCCCGCTTTGAGTGACGATGGCATTGACTATGACGAGGCGGCATATGAGAAGGCGCTCGACAAGTGGTATGAGGACAAGCGTTCTTTTGATGATGAGGAAGCGAAAAAGCGCGTTGTTGCAGAGCAAGAAGAAAAGGCATGGAACGAGAAGTTACAAGGCTATCAGGACAAACGGGCTAAACTGAGCAAGATTGAAGACTTTGAAGAAGCCGAAGCCAGTGCGTTAAATGCTCTCTCGACTATCCAGCAAGGCATTATTGTGGATTCAACCGAGATGCCTGCGCATGTGATGTACGCATTAGGCAAGAATCCTGAGAAGCTGAAAGAGCTGGCTGCTATCACTAATCCGGTACGGTTTACTGCGGCACTTGTCCGCATGGAGTCAAAAATGACAGTCAGCACACGCAAGCCATCAACTCAGCCAGAAAAGGTTATCGTCGGGAATACCGCTGTATCAGGCATCAATGACAAGACGCTTGATAGATTGCGCGAAGAGGCATCTACAACGGGCGACTTCACTAAAGTCTTGGCGTACAAGAAACAGTTGCGTCAAAAGTAGTTTTGTTGTATAT